CGTGAGCCTGTGCAACGAGTGCCACGAGCGGATGCACGATCGCCTGACGGGCGAGTTGACGGCAGCTGGTGAGCGATGGCGGGATCGCGTTTCGGCGCAGGTCCGGAACGCTTTAGCGGAGTAAAGCGACAGGGCACCCCCCCCTCCCCTCGGGGTTCGGGGCGAGGCCGCTGGGGACCGGGCGGGCGGCCCCATTTCCAATAGCGCGGGTACTGGGAAACTTTTTCCGGGAGGTGAGACGATGGCGAAGCAGACGAAGGCGGCGATCAAACGATCGACAATCCGGGCGATGAAGGAGCTCGGGACATACAAGAAAGAGTTCGACCCGATCATCGAGATCTACGCGGAACTGCGGGAGCAATACGCCGCGCTGTCCGAACGGTTCGCTGCGGAAGGGTACCCATTCGAGGTGCCGACCGCGGATGGCGGATCGAAGAAGGCGCCGATCGTCGCTACGCTCGAGAGCCTCCGGAAAGACATACTGGCGTACGCGGACAGGTTGTGTCTGAATCCGAAGACCATAGATGGCATCGCCATCGAGACGAAGAAACAGTCCGCGCTGGCAGCAGCGCTGAAGGCCCTTGAGTGACGCGAAGAACCTTGACGTGGTGCTTGAGTACGCCAGGAGCATCGTCGAGGGGCGGAAGATCGCCGGCAAGGAGTTGGTGCAGGCCGCGCAGCGATTCCTGGACGACCTGAACAATCCGGAATACGAGATGCGCACGAAAGACCCGGAATTCGTGATCCAGATCATCGAGCGCACCTTTGTCCACGACAAAGGCGAAGCGCTCGACGGGACGCCGCTGCGTGGGAAGCCGTTTCTGCTTGAACCGTGGCAGAAATTCATCATCTACAACCTGCTCGGTTTCTGGAAGGCCGGGACAAACGAACGTCGTTACAAAGAGGCGTTTATTTTTATTCCGCGGAAAAACGGAAAGACCCGCCTGGTTGCTGCGCTGGCGTGGGCGCTCGCGCTTCTCAGCCGCAAGTCCGGCGCCACAATCTACATCACGGCTCACGCGCTCAAACAGTCCAAGCAGGCGTTCGAGTTCATCCTCTACAACCTGAAGCGGATGGGCGAGGAAGAGAATTTCCGGATCCTGAACAATAACCAGGAACACAGCATTAGCGGCGACCTGGGCGACGGTTCCATCTACATCGAAGCGTTGGCCGCCAACCCGGACCGACAGGACTCGCTCAACTGCAACATCGCGATCGCCGACGAGTTACACGCCTACACACGGCCGAAGCAGTACAACATCATCAAGGAGGCCATGAAGGCGTACACGAACAAGCTCATGATCGGCATCACGACGGCCGGCGACGACATGTCGTCGTTTTGTTACCAGCGCTTGCAATACTGCAAGAAGATTCTGGACAAGACCGTCCGGGACGAGCAGTATTTCGTGTTTATCGCGAAGGCCGATGAGGACGAGCGCGGGAACGTCGACTACACGAACCCGATCCAGCATGAGAAAGCGAACCCGAACTACGGCGTGACGATCCGGCCGGAAGACATCCTGAACGACGCACTGCAGGCTCAGAACGACCCGCAGCAGCGGAAGGATTTTCTGGCGAAGTCGCTCAACGTCTACACGGCCGCGATGAACGCCTATTTTGATATCCACGAGTTCCGGGCCAGCGACCGTCAGTACAAATGGAAGCTGGAAGAGCTCGCGAAACTGCCGATCAACTGGTACGGTGGAGCCGACCTGGCGAAACTACACGATCTCACGGCGGCCGCGCTGTATGGGGAATATCAGGATGTGGCGATCATCATTACGCACGCTTGGTTTCCAATCGTCGCGGCGACCGCGAAGGCCGAGGAAGACGGCATCCCGCTCTTCGGCTGGCAGGATGACGGCTGGCTGACCATGACGAATAGCGCCGTTACAAACCACGCCGAGATCGTGAAATGGTTCAAGGGGATGAAGCAGAAGGGCTTTCGCATCAAGCAAATCGGCTTCGACCGGAAGTTCTCGACCGAATTCTTCCGAGACGCCAAAAAGACCGGCTTCAAACTGGTTGACGAGCCGCAGTATTTCTGGCGCAAGTCGATGGGATTCCGGCGGATCGAGCAGAAAGCGAAGCTCGGGAAGCTCTACTACCTGCATTCCGACGCCTATGAATACTGCGTCCAGAACGTCCACGGCATCGAGAAAACCGACGACTTGATCCAATACGAGAAAATCAGCGAGAACCGACGTATCGACTTGTTCGATGCATCTGTTTTTGCTTGCGTGCGATACCTGGAGGATACCGACCAGGCGAAGGCACAAGAGAACTGGTTGAAAGGTGGTGAGTCCACGGCGTGAGCAAGCGACAAAAACAGCGGGCGCGGCAGCCGACCGAGAAGCGAAGCAGTGAAGGACTGCTCGGGTACTGGCTCAAAGGTGAAGACCTGACACTGCCGGCCGGGTACGTGCGACTCTCCGAGTGCCCGGAAGTCCGGATGGCTGTCGACCGGATTGCGGACATGGTGTCAAACATGACCATCCACCTCATGCGCAACGTCGAAGGCGGGCACGAGCGGGTGCAGAATGAGCTCTCGCGGAAGGTGGACATCGAGCCATACAGCCTCATGACACGCAAGGCGTGGCTCTATCACATCGTGCACACCATGTTGCTCGAGGGGGATGGGAACGCGTTTGTTTTCCCGATGTTCAGCGGGGATGGTTATCTTGAGGAGCTCATTCCGGTTCCAGCGCACATGGCGACGATCCTGCCACCGAAACAGAACGCGATTGGGCTGGCGACTGGCTATCAGGTCATGATCAACGGCCGCACATACAATCACGACGAGGTGCTGCATTTCAAGATCAACCCGGACCCGCAGGAACCGTGGCGCGGTCGCGGATATCGCTTGATCCTCAAGGATGTTGTGGCGAACCTCGCGCAAGCCGCTCGGACCAAAAATGCTTTTATGGGCGACAAGTGGCGACCGAGTGTGATCGTGATGGTCGATGCGGACTCGAGCCAATTCTCGAGCGAAGAAGAGCGCGACAAGCTGATCGAACGATACATCGGCAGCGGGAAGAGCGGAAAGCCGTGGATTCTGCCGGATGGGATCATTCGGATTGATACGGTGAAGCCTCTCACACTGGAAGACATCGCAATTCACGAGAGCGTCCAGATTGACAAACGAACGGTGGCGGCTATGCTCGGCGTGCCGCCGTTTTTCGTTGGCGTGAGCGAGTTCAAGAAGGACGAGATGAACAACTTCATTCGGACGCGGATCGCTTCCATCGGCACGATCATCGGCCAGGAGCTCACGAACAAGATCCTGTACGCGCCGGACCTGTATTTCCGCCTGTCGGCCCGAAGCCTTTACGCTTACGATCTCGGCGAGCTGTCCCGGATCGGGATGGACATGTATGTCCGCGGCTTGATGGACGGAAATGAGGTCCGCGATTGGGTTGGCATGTCGCCGCGGGGAGGTCTAGACGAGCTAATCATCCTCGAAAACTACATCCCGCGCGGCATGATCGGCGACCAATCCAAACTCCAGCAGGGAGGTGATGACGGTTGAGGGATACGAGGCAGACGCGGAGTCTCCGGACTGAGCTCAAGACGCGCGCGGAGGGCGACGGCGGCGAGCTGGTGATTGAGGGGTATTTCTCGGTGTTCGGCCGCGAGACGGAGCTCTGGCCGGGAGCCTTCGAGGAGATCGCGCCCGGCGCGTTCGCGAACACGCTGTCGAACGACATCCGCGCGCTGATCAACCACGAGACACGCCTGGTGCTCGGCCGGAACAAAGCCGGGACGCTGGAGCTCCGCGAAGACAGCTATGGGCTGTGGGGCCAGATCAAGATCAACCCGAACGACACGGACGCCATGAACCTCTATGAGCGCGTAAAGCGCGGGGACGTGGATCAGTGCTCGTTCGGGTTTAATATTGTCCGCGAAGACACGGAGTGGCGCGAAGACGGCTCCGTGAAATGGACGATCCGTGAGGTCGATCTGCACGAGGTCAGCGTCGTCACCTTCCCGGCCTACGAGGACACCGGGGTTGCGGCTCGCAAACAGCAGGTAAAGGAACACCGCGCCCGCCTCTTTGAGGCGCGGCGCCGAAAAATCATCGAAAGGGTGAGAAACATTGGCACTCAGGCAACTGCTGATCAGCAAGAAGATTGAGCAGCGCAAGAACGCGCTGGCTGAACTCCTGATCCAGGAGGAAGAGCTGCAAACGCGCAGCGCGGAGCTGGAGGCGGACGCCACGGAGGCGCAGACCGACGAGGAACTGGCCGCCGTGGAGGAGGAAGTCGGGAAGCTCGAAGCCCAGAAGGGCGAGCTCGAGCAGAAGAAGTCGAAGCTGCAGGGCGAGATCGCCGAGCTCGAGGCCGAGCTCGAGCAACTCAACGCAAAACCTCCGGCCGACGAAGTGCGGTCGGCAAATCAACAAAGGGGTGAATCTCAAGTGGCGAAGGAATATCACATCGCACAAGTCCGCAAGATGCTGGAGACCGGCGAATACTACAACCTGCCGGAAGTGCGGGAATTTTACGAGAAATTTAAGAACCTGCGCGCGGTCTCCGGCGGTGAGCTCACGATCCCGAATGTCATCATCAACCGCATCCTCGACATCGTGGGCGACTTCACGACGCTGTATCCGCGCGTGGACAAGATCCGTGTTCAAGGCACGGCGCGAATCCTGATCGACACCGACACCTCGCCGGCGACGTGGATGGAAATGAAAGATGCCATCCCGAGCGGTGACGTCGGCACGATCGCCAACGTCGACTTTGACGGCTTCAAGCTTGGCAAAGTCACCTTCGTCGACAACTACCTGTTGCAGGACAGCATCATCAACATCGACGATTACGTCGTCCGCAAGATCGCCCGCGCGCTGGCCAAGGCTTTGGATCTGGCGATCCTCAAAGGAACGGGCAGCGCGAACAAGCAACCGGACGGCATCATTCCGAAGATTCCGACTCAGAACCAAGTCACGGTCGAAGCCGACAATAAGCTGCTGGTTAATCTGCTGAAACAGGTTTCGCTCGTCGACACTGGAGACGACAGCTATGGCGAGATTGTCGCTGTGATGAAAAGGCAGACGTTCTACAACCGTCTGTTGGAGTTCACGATCAATGTCAACAGTGCTGGCAATGTCGTGGGCAAGCTGCCGAACCTGACGCAGCCTGACCTGTGCGGCATCCCGGTCGTTTTCAACCAGAACATGGACGTGGATAAGGTGATTTTCGGCGTGCTCGATCAATACACGATGGTCATCCGTGAGGACATCACGATCGACCGGTCCGAACACGTCAAATTTGTCGAGGACCAAATGGCGTTCCGCGGCAAGGGCCGCTTTGACGGCAAGCCGATCCGGCCGGAAGCGTTCGCGCTGGTAACGATCACGGACCCGACGCCGGAAGTATAATCTTGAGCGCCGGGCCGTTGCGCCCGGCCTCCTGACAGGAGGGATAAGCGTGGCCGAAGTGCTCAAGGATTTTAAATGCAAAGTCACCAAGCGCACATACCGCGTCGGCGACGTGTACGACGGCGACCGGGTCGAAGAGCTCCAGGTGCTGGGGTACGTGGCGGACGAAGAAGGCAGGACGTCTGAACCGGAGAAGCCGAAGCGCAAGCGCAAAGATAGCGGGTGATCCGCATGGACGAACAGCAAATTCTCGCGCTCGTCAAAGCGCGTCTTGGAATCACCACAGCGGTCAGGGACACTTACCTGGCCGCTATCGTTTCCGGCGTGATTCGGGAGTTGGAACATGAGAAAGGCATCAAGCTGGACCCGGCCGACATGAATCATGTCATGTTCTGTGTCGATCTTGCGACGTGGCGCTACCAGTCCCGAGACGAGTCCGGCGCGATGCCGCGGCATTTGCAGTATCGGCTGCACAACCTGATCATCTCGGCGGGCGGTGGTTCGGGTGGCGACGTATGACCACGAGCTGACGCTGATCGGCGAGACGATCGAGGAAGACGAGATCGGCAATCAGCGGCCAGTCGAGACCAGGACGACGATCCTGTGCTCGGTCAAGTCGGCCGGCTGGAATGATTTCTACAGCGGCGCCGCGGCGGGTCTCAGGCCGGAATACGTCTTCACGGTTCACGCCTACGAGTACAGCGGCGAGCGGATCGTGGAGTTCGAGGGCAAACGGTACAGCGTGATCCGAACGTACCAGGTTGGCGCCGAAGAAATCGAGCTGACGGCCGAAAGGGTGATCGGCAATGGCTAACGTCAGCATCGACAACCTCGCCGCCGAGATCACGCTGGCCGTGAAGGAATATACCGAAGACGTATCGGCAGCCATCAAGCGCGAGGCCGACCAGACGAGTCAACGTTTGGTCAAAGAGATTCGCGCGAAGTCGCCGCGCCGAACTGGCGAATACGCGAAAGGCTGGACTCGGAAAAAGATGGGCGGGGACGGCGAGATCCGCTATATCATCTACAACCGCAGGAAGCCACGGCTCGCCCACCTGCTCGAATTCGGTCATGCGAAGCGCGGCGGTGGGCGCGTAGCCGAGCGGCCGCACATCCGACCTCCGGCCGACAAGGAGATTGAGGCGTTCCAAAACCGTGTCCGCACGATCATTCGGAACGGAGGGTGATCGATGACACTGGCCGAACTGAATCAAGCGTTGAAGGCGATCGGGTATCCGGTCGCCTACTCTCATTTTGTCGACACGCAGCAGAGCCCGGCGCCTGCGCCGCCGTTTATCACGTACCGGGAGGCGTACAGCTCGGACGTGATGGCCGACAATCTCAACTACGTCGGAGTGTCTAACATCCAGATCGAGTTGTACACTGACCGGAAAGATCCGGCGGCGGAGGCGGCCGTCCAAAACAAGCTCAAGGAGCTCGGGCTGCCGTACAGCAAAACCGAGACCTACATCGAGGACGAGAAGCTGTTTCAGACCATTTACGAAATCCAACTGATTGGAGGGTAACAGAATGTCCCAGAACAAAGTGACGTTCGGACTGGAGAAGGTGCACATCGCCTTTTTCGACGACTCGAACCCGAGCCAGCCCGCGTGGAAGACGCCAATCCCTATTCCGGGCGCGGTGCGGTTCACGCCGACGGCGGTCGGCGAATCGACGAACTTTTACGCGGACAACACGCTGTATTTCAGCTACACCGCGAACAACGGCTACACCGGTGAGCTTGAGCTGGCGAACGTGCCGGACGCGATCCTGGCCGAAATGCTCGGTTGGGAGATTGACGAAAACGGTGCACTGATCGAGGTTTCGGACGCGATTCCGAAGCACTTTGCACTCATGGCGCAGGTGCAGGGTGACAAGCGCAACCGCCGGTTCGTGTACTATGACTGCGTCGCCAGTCGTCCGGCGAAGGAACGGACGACGAAGGCCGAGTCGATCACGCCGGCAACGGACGTGCTCAACCTCACGATCTCGCCCATCGAGATTGACGGCAAAATGATCGTCCGGGGTGAAATGGAGCTGTCGGACACGAACACGACGGCTTATAACGGCTTTTTCAGTGCGGTTTACATGCCGTTGTTTACACCGGAGGTGTAACATGCGAGAAATTACGATCGGCGACAAGATGCTGAGGCTCAGGGGCTCCACCCTGAGCCTTCTCTATTACAACCAGGAATTCAGCCGGGACCTTCTCGGCGACATGGTGGGTATGATCACGGGCTTGACCGGCTTTCAGGCGCTATCCGGAGGCGGGATCGATCCGTCCAAACTCGATTTCAGCCGACTGGACTCGGTGGCGATCCTTCGGCTGGTGTGGACGTTGGCGCGGACGGCCGCCGGGGTGGGCGGGCAATTCCCGTCATTCACCCGCTGGCTCGAAGAGCACGAGGATATTGACATCTTTGACCCCGATCTTCTGACTGCCGCCATGGAAGAGGCGAAGAAGATCTTTTTTCGTCGAAACAAGGCCGTGGCACCGGCGGCCCAAAGGTGACTCGCGGAATCAGTGTGATCGGGCCGACATCAACATCCTTGCAACGGCTAGAAGAATTGGGCTCAGTTTTGCGGAGCTCGACCTGCTGACTATGCAGGATTTTATCGACTTTGTACATGCTTACCTGGGTGAAGATCCTGACGAGCCGCGCATGGCAACGCAGGAAGACATTGACGCATTTTATCGCATGTGAGAGGTGAAACCGATGCAGAAAGTCGTCTGCAATGCAGGGTGCCAGAAGGAGTTTGTATTGATCGAAGTGGGGACCGCTCGTATCGGAGATGACATTGAAGCGGTCGGTTTCACCTGCCCTCACTGCGGCCATTTTTACGGTCACTACCAGAACGAGAAGATCCGGAGATTACAAGAAGAGCAGCGCGAGCTGCTGCAACGCGGTAAGCGCGCACAAGGAAAAGCGCTGCGGAGACTGCTGCAGCTGATCGAAAACAAGAAAGCTGAGATAAGTGCCGAAATGAACCGGCTGCGCGCCATTGTGGAAGGTGGTGCGCATGGCTGAGACAATCCGCGGGATCAACGTCGTCATTGGTGCCGACACAACGGGGCTGTCGAAAGCCCTCTCGGATGTGAACAAGAAATCAAGGGACATCCAGTCTGAGCTGAAACAAGTCGAAAAATTGCTTAAGCTGGACCCATCCAATACAGAATTGGTCGCGCAGAAGCAAAAGCTGCTCGCTAACGCGATCGAGAACGCCCGGGAGAAACTGGACCGGCTCCGCTCTGTGCAAGAGCAAGTCAATGAGCAGTTCCAGCGCGGCGAGATCAGCGAAGGGCAGTACCGGGCTTTCCAGCGGGAAACTGAGAAAACACGCCTTGAGCTCGAAAAGCTCGAGCAGCAGCTGCACGACATGGAACCGGCTGTCGAGTCGTTTGGCGAGAAGATGCAAAAAGCCGGTGACAAGCTCAAGTCCGCCGGCGAGAAAATGTCCGACGTGGGTAAAAAGCTCTCCATCGGTGTGACGGCGCCGATCGTCGGGCTCGGTACGGTTGCCACAAAAGCGGCTGTCGACTTTGAGAGCGCCTTTGCCGGCGTCCGCAAGACGGTTGACGCGACGGAAGAGGAATTTGCGCAACTCGAGCAAGGCATCCGCGACATGTCGAAGCGCATGCCGGCGGCGGCGACGGACATCGCAGCTGTGGCTGAGGCAGCCGGGCAGCTCGGCATTGAGACTGACAACATCCTCAAATTTACCGAGACGATGATCGGTCTCGGTGAGGCGACGAACCTGACGGCAGAAGAAGGCGCGACGCAGTTTGCCCGGTTTGCGAACATCGTCGGAATGAGTCAGCAGGACTTTGACCGACTCGGCAGCACGGTAGTCGCACTCGGAAACAATTTTGCCACGACTGAGGCTGAGATCGTGGAGATGGGGATGCGGCTGGCCGGCCAAGGGGCGCAGATCGGACTCACCGAGGCGCAGATCATGGCGCTGGCGACCGCCATGTCGTCGGTCGGCATCGAGGCGGAGGCCGGCGGCACGGCGATGAGTACCGTGCTCAAGCGGATGCAGACGGCGGTCTCGCTGGCCGGCGAAGACTTGGACAAGTTTGCATCGGTCGCCCGAATGTCGGCGGAGGAATTTGCGCGAGCGTTTCAGGCTGATCCGGCTGCCGCACTGCAGGCGTTCGTGGACGGGTTGGCCGCGTCCAGTGCCGCTGGCGAAAACCTGACGGTTATCCTCTCCGATCTCGGTATTACCGGCATTCGCGAGTCCGACACACTCCTGCGTCTGGCCGGTGCCAACGATACGCTGCGCGACGCACTCTCCACGGCGACGGGAGCATGGGAAGAAAATATCGCGCTTCAAAAAGAAGTTGAACAGCGATATGGTACCACCGAGTCGCAGTTCCAAATGTTCCAAAACAAGTTGCAAGACGTAGCCATCACGCTGGGCGAGGCTCTGCTGCCTGCGCTCATGGATCTGTTGGATGCCGCGCAACCAATAATTGAGATGATCGCGGACTGGGCGCGAAAGTTTGCGGACATGGACGAGAAGACGCAGAAGGCGATTGTAGCAATAGCCGGTATCGCAGCGGCCATCGGTCCAGCGCTGATCGTGGTCGGCAAGCTGACATCCGGCATCGGGTCGCTCATATCCGTTTTTGGGCGGATGAGCGGCGCGGCGGCAGGTGCTGCGGCGTCATTCGGCCCGATTGCTGCGGCGATTGCTGCGGCGGTGGCGGCGACTGCGGCGCTATACGCCAATTGGGACCGGATCATGGAGCTGTCCGGTCCGCTCAAGACCGCGATCCTTGTTCTGGCCGCGCCTTTTACACTGATTGTGGGCGCGATCAAGGGCATCGAGTACGCGATGGGCGAGGCGATCCCCGAGATCGATCGGTTCGGGGATGAGGTGTCGGAGGCAACGCAACAGGCGGTCGGCGCGTTTATGGATCTCAACGACAAGGCGACCGTCGAACTGAATCAGCTCGCATGGTCTGGTCAGACCGTCACGCAGGAGATGGCTGACAGCATAGTCGGAACGATCCAGCAGATGGGCGATCAGACGCTGGCAGCGATGGAGGAAAAGCACGCTGAAGAGCTCGAATCCATGCAGGCGTTTTTCGCGAGCGCGCAGGGGCTCACCGAAGAAGAGCAGGCTGAAATTCTTGCGAAGGTGCGAGAAGGGCAAGAGCTGCAGCGTCAGGCGGTCGAAGAGGGACAGGGCCGGATCGAGGAGATCCTCCGTGCCGCGTCCGAGGAAAAACGCGGGCTGACGCGAGAGGAAGCAGATGAGATCCGACGTATTCAGCAGCAGATGCTCGAGACCGGCATCGAGATGATGAGCGAGTCTGAGCTGGAGCAAAAAGCGATCCTCGAGCGCATGCGAGCGAACGCATCCGCCCTGACTGCCCGGCAGGCCGCGGAGGTCGTGCAGAACAGCAGAAAGCAGCGCGACGAAGCGATCCGGGCCGCCGAGGACCAGTACAACGACGTGGTCAAGAACATTATCCGCCAGCGCGACGAGCTCGGCACGATCAGCAAGGAGCAGGCGGACAAGCTCATTGCCGAGGCTCAGCGCCAGCGCGACGAGACGATTGCCCGTGCGCAAGAGATGCATGCCGCGGTGGTCGAAGAGGCGCAGAAGCAGGCCGGCGAGCACGTCAACAAGGTCAACTGGGAAACAGGCGAAGTCAAGAAGCGCTGGCAAGTGCTGCGCGATGATGTGAAGTCCTGGATGACGCGGATGTGGGAGGACGCGAAAGACCTGTTCGGCCGTATCTCGACGACGATACGGGACAAGATGTCAGAGATCCGATCCAATATCACGGACACCTGGAACAACATCATGAACTGGCTTCGTGATCTGAGATCCAGGATGGTGGATATTGGAAAGTACATCATTCAGGGGCTGATTGACGGTATCAAGAGCCTGGTCGGCAACGTCATGGACGCGGTCAAGGGCATCGCTGACGCCGTGACTGGCGGACTGAAAAACGCGCTTTCGATCAGATCACCGTCCCGCGTGCTGATGCAGCTCGGCGAGTACACCGGCGAGGGCTTTGCGCTTGGCCTCGAGCGCACCATCGACACTGTGCGCCGAGAGGCGGCCGAGATGGCAGCGGCCGTCACCGGTGGGCTAGACGGACTGTCCACTCCGGGCGTCTCCGTAGTCGGCGGAGTGGGGGCGGCGCGCGTGACGAACGTCAGCATGGAGGGCATGTTCGCCGGTGCGAATTTCTACGTCCGGTCTGACGCGGACATCCAGGCGATCGCGCGCGAGCTGTACCGACTGCAGCAAGGTGCAATGAGGGGGGTGGGATTGGCATGATGCAAAACGGAGGTTTTGTTCTGGGCGGCGTGCCGGCGAAGGAGCTCGGCATCATCATGATTAGCTCGTCCCGCCGCCCGATCCTGCCCAGCACGGTCGACCGGACGATGACGATACCGGGCCGGCATGGCGCGTGGGACTTCGGAGCGGATTTGGGGCCGCGCCTTTTTGATATCGAATGTGCATTTGTTACGACAAGCCCGACTAAGTTGCAAAAAGCCGTTTCTGATCTCGCTGCATTTTTGGTAGACGAATACGGCCGTCCTCGCACGATGGAACTTACCTTTTCGGTACAACCGGAGAGGTCCTATTTTGTGCGCTATTCAGGAAGTTTGCCGATCGATCGAGTTATCGGACTCGGCAGGTTTACGTTGCCGCTTATTGCTTACGATCCATTTGCATATGCCGAAGCGACTGCATTTGATGTTGACCCTGGTGAATACGACACCGGACTGGATTACGACTCTGGTGCAATTTATCCAAACACACAGTCATTACAATGGCAGTACACATACCACATGTCGAGCTTGTACAATTACGGTCCCCTCGTAACGCCGTTGCGTCTGGATATCGAGGGGGCTTTTAGCAATTTGACCGCGACAAACCTCAATACCGGTCAATCCTTTACGCTTTCGATGACCAACCCCGCAGATCATGTCGTTGTCGTCGATGCGCGGATGATGCAAGTATATCAGGCTGTTATCGGTGAAGAGACGACGTTCATTAACGCCGAATTCCCGGCGTTATTTGAGGA